ATCGTTATTAAATTGTCTAAGCTGTTCCCTTGCTTCTTCAGTCTTACCCAGATACATTCCTTTTTTAGACCTCTCCAACGCTTGAGTTTGAGATGTCATATCTGATATTGTTTGCTCATTGTCATCTATCTTATTTTGTATAGCTTTTACTTCTGGTGCATTTTTATCTGCAGATGTTGAGGCTCCTACAAACTCGGCAATTCCGTCATACACACCTACTAACGGCTGTCTGACGTTCTCTTCAAGCCAATTGTTTATAGCATCGCTAATATTATTGATTATACTTTGAAGTTCATTTAATTCTGTATCAATTTGTGTTTGAAATTCTGGATCAGTAAGATATTTGTAAGTTGTTGCTAGTCCACCAGCAGCAAGGCCTGCGATAGCTCCAATAATAGCTCCGGGTGGTCCACCCTTAACAAAGCCAGCAGCTGCACCAGCTGTAGCTAAAGAAAACGCGGCTGCAATCTCTCCAGCAATAGTAGGAGCTGGAAAGTCCTGTTTTTTAAGATACTTGGCTGTTTCTTCAGCAACAATTTGAGATCCTTGAACTACTCCACCAATAATCGCGCCAAAGATAGCTCCTTTTACACCAAATATAGATCCAAGACCTGCACCAACCAACCCAGCTTCAGCTAATGAACCAGCAATTTCACTACCAGTAATAGATTCAAACACATTACCAATCTCATCAGCTAACATAACTGCCGCGCCACCTAAGAGTAGTTTCAACCCTTTACCGCCAAGCAATGATGCCAAGAATCCCTTTTTGTCAAACATACCCTCTAGCATCCCCATCTCTGAAGATTGAGGTCTTGCACCTCGGCTAGCCTGCGCTTGATCTTGTTCACCACGATTCTCACCTTCAGCTTCTGCTAGATCATCAGCCTGCATATCAAAATACGTATTGAGTCTGTCGAGAGCTCGTGTAGTGTTAGTCTGTTCTTGACCAATCAAGCCAAGCACAGCATTCTGTGTCATAAGAGTTTCATTGATTGCTTTTAAGGTACTCATTGGTTCCTCTGCTGTTTCTCTTTCAGATCAGTTATTAACATTGCCACGTATATTTCCCTCTCCCAAGGCATCATACTATCAAGGTCACTCATTGTATACTTAAAGCTATTCATCAATTGAAAGTTGAGAGTATAATAATTCTCAAGGTTATCATGAGAGAGGCTTATGAAAAAAAATCGTTAATTCCCTGTATCTCTATTTTGTTTTCATGACCACAAGGCTCACACATAAATTCAACATCAGTTTTTAGTTGCGGTACTTTATTTACATATTGAAGTAACGTTTCCAATTGTTGATTAGAAAGGCTACCAATAAAGTCATCTACTTCTTGTGCTGTTTCATCTTTCAATGCAATACGTTCATTTTCAGTTAGTACTGCAGTTAAGCACATCTTTAATGTTTCAAGAGCTTTCTCAGTAAGAGAAGCCTCATCATCTAATAGCTTTTCACTATTGATCACTTGGTTATATTTTGGATAAGACATCTCAACAGATATCTGATCAGTTAACTTAACAATGTTATTTTCAGGCGGTTGTGTCGAATACACATTCTCAAGATTGACAGTTACTTCGTTAGTGACATCACACGATTGACACTTTAATCCAACTTTAGCCGTTTCACCAACTGACTTTGTTCTGATTCGTGTAAAGATATAATCTACATCAAACCCAGTAAGTTGTGTTACGTCAACGTCAGGCACGCAAGCATCAATAGTATTCAATAATGCTCTTAGTACCTGCCTGCGGTCTTGTGACTCATTTGCAATCAAAAGTACTTTCTGTTCTTTTACAAGAAAGGGTCTATACGCTGCAATCTTTCCCGTAGAAGGTATAGTTAATTCATACTGAGGTACTTCATTCAACTTTGGCAAAGCCATAATTTACTCCTTAAAATATTCCACCAAGACCTCCAGGCAATCCAGCTGACACTTTAAAAAATCCTTGAGTATCATTTACTGGTTTCCAGTTCGTATAAGCAAACTCAACTGTTAGCTGTACGAGGCCATCAAGTTCATTATTCAATTCAATTGAACTTACGTTAACAGGATATGCATCTTCTAGTAGACATGAATAAACGGTACCCTGTCCAATACCGACATCAATGTTAATTGGTCCAACATCAAATTGCTTGTTTACAATAGGCTTACGCAACTGATGAATCTTAATTGGCTTTTGATATTGATCTTTATAGAAAGCAATATTTAGCTCATCGTTGATTATAGTGTTATACCATGAATCAAAATATTTCTTCACACCATAATCATTGAGCATATAGAATGTCATCATAACTGGATCAACGACATATCCATATGCAACTTTTTGATATTCTTGTGCAATACGACGATCAAGTGTTGTAACTTGTCTGCCTGGTAATGATGCAGATGCACATAACAGATTCATATCATTACCACTCAAAGCTCTTGAAAGCTGTGCTAAGAATCCACCTGACTGAAACGTCGTAGGTAATTCAACAAGAAACTGATTGGATCTTGCAACACCAAGTTTAGAAGAAACTAATCCTTTTAATGAATCAAGTGTAGCCATTAAATCATCTTCCTAGAGTCTGCATACACCGCGTTGGCTCCTTTCTTTGCAAAATCTTGCGTTGGTAAGAATGTTGCAATTTCCCATTCTGGAGCACTGACTCGACCAAGTCTTGACTTTACATGACTAAACAGATAATGCTTTAGACATGGCTTATAATACTTTAGTCTCGATACTCTTTGCAGGATTTGATAACTCAATTTAAATCTTGTACTCTCATCATATTTGTTATCTGACGCAACATCCATTAATGCATCAAGCATCTTTGCTCTCATTATTGGTGGAAGATAATGTAAATTCAATCCATAGAATCCACCAGGAGCAGGTCCAACAATAATAGCAAGTGGGAACCGATCGTAGTATGGTAGTGTATCTTTTGTTTTAGGATCATAGAAAAACATATTCATTGATCCAATAAGTGGCTGAGATTTATTTACAAGGTTGATTTCATCAGACTGTAATAGCTCACGTCTATTCACTCTACGCAAAGATTGCAAACGTCTGCGGAACCACTGACGCGATTCTTCCGTCCGTGGATTGATTCCAGCTTTGAATGCTTCAATTTCTAACTTTTGAAATAGATTACTCATGAGAGTATTTATATGTTATTTCTTACGTTTTTTTCTAAAAGGTTTAAGAGGTTTCAATGCTTTGAGCTTTTTCATGATACCCATACTGTGTAGTGTTTCTTCTGTCCAGATCTGAAATTCCCAACCACGATCTTTCGCATATTCGTTTGCAGCTTCCCACTTATTCATATTCTTGACATATGTCATTGCTTCGCCAATATATCTTTTAGACTTATCAGGTCTTTTTGGTGGAGCAGTTTCTTTTTCAGGTTTGATCTCTATGAGGAGTACTCTTGAATTTTTGAAAGTTATTTTTAAATCTACAAAATATCGATGCATCTTCTTATCGATATCCCACTTGTATGGTATTACAACTTCCTCTGATGACCATTCAACAATGTCTGGATTATTGTCACACCAGATGAAACAATACTTCTCCCACGACGATCGATAGGTAACTTTATCGGGGTCACCTCGATACTTGGTTATGTTCTTTACTCTATACTTACCAGAATATGCCATTAAAACTATATAAATACCTTTACGAATTTTTATTTATAGGGAAAGACTATGCCAGTAAACTTAGGAAGCAATAAACAGCCTTATAAAAAAGGACCGGATGGAAAGCTCCAGCCAAATCCTAGTGAAAGGGCAACTAGTCCAACGCCATTAAACAGTTCAGGTAATTATCAGGGACAAAAGCAGCCTACGTTAGCTGTTGGTGGAAACAAACAGCAACGTGATGCTGAAATTATTAGATATCCTTTGAATAGACAAGAATCTTATCCAGCTTCAATTAAGTTTGAACCATATATTGTTGACGCATATAAAGTTGGTACAGAGGGATTGAGAGATATTATGGATGCCCCTCTTCTGGAAAGATTTATTAGAGATGCGTCTGGTTTAGCTCAATCAACAAGTGACGGAAGTACTTATGATGAGATACCATCTACAAGATCTGTGAATCCTGATACTGCTGAAGTTCCAGGTTATGATGATGCGCCAATGGTGGCTCGTCAACAGCAACAAGCAAAAGCTGAACAGGCAATGCGTGCTGATCAGATTGAGAAGAATAAAAAGGAGATGGGTAGTAAATTAACAGATCTCAGAGCTTATCGTGATCCTGAAGCTCCTACTCTAATATTATATCTCCCACCAGGACTACAATATGTCGATGCTGTTAACTATAATGATACTTCACTAGGGGCTGCTGGACTAACTGCCTTAGCTGGTATTGGTAGTAGAAAGAGTATCACATCAGCTATCAAAGATGGTCTTACAGAAGGCATTGAAAGCATATTCAATCTTGCACGAGGTACATTATCACAACAAGCAGCGCAGGTAACAGCAGCTCGTGCATCACAATTAATTCCAAATGCTGGTATTAGAGGAGCTGCTCAGCTTGGTTTACAGACTGGATTAAATCCTGGAACACGGATGTTGTTTGATAAGCCTAACGTGAGAAGATTTACATTTTCATTTAAGATGATTGCAACCTCATCACAAGAAGCTAGTCAGATTGAAGATATTGTAAAGAATTTCAGATATCAAGCATATCCAGAAGAGATTGATATTAACAATATTCCAATTGGATATAACTTTCCAAACGTGTTTAGAATCAGTATGCAATTTGGTGGGACAGGAATGACTCCACATATTCCTCGCTTGCAGTATTGTTATCTTGAAACAGTAAACACAACATACAACGGTAATGCAGATGTATTCTATGCTGATGGACATCCAACAGAAGTTGATTTGTCTCTTAACTTTGTAGAGTATCGTCCATTATCAAAGAGAGACGTTGAGGCAGGATTCTAATGAAGTACTTTCAAGATTTCAAAAGAGTTGGATATACATTTGGGGATGAGTTTGAAAAAGCTGGGTCTGGTAGACGTCAAGTTGAATTTGTTCAAGACATATCACAGTATGTTGATATTGTAGACCAAGTTAGACAAGCAGCTCACTTCTATAACTTCTATGACATTGTTGAAAATGAAAGACCAGATCAAGTGTCTAAGTATCTTTATGGTACGCCAATATATCACTGGACATTCTGGATGATGAATGATCACATTCGTGAACAGGGTTGGCCATTAACATTGAAGCAAATGGATGAGAAACTAAAAACAGATCATCCACATTATTATGTAAAAGTACAAGCCGACATATCCAAGTTTTATCTCGAAGGTGAAATATTATATGGATCAAGATCTGGCCAGAGTGGTAAGATCCTGAGAAGGGATATTGATCATGGAATCCTCTATGTTGAATCATCTGGACCTTTTCAAGCTGGTGAAGCTATCACAGCTGCATCACAACCACCAAACACAGCTACGTTTAATGTTCAATCCTCTGGATTTGAATATAATGCAACTCACCACTATGAAAATGCAGCTAAGGAATATGTTGACATAGATCCCACTGCACCAGCTCCTGCTCTGTACAATGAGATAACAATAGCGGATAGATATAGAAGCCAAAATGATGCATTGAAACAAATAAAGGTGATCAAACCAGAAAATATGTCTGCTATTTCATCCGCATATAAGAAAGCATTGAAAGACTAATGTCAACTGCACGATACACACTTGATAGTGTAACGATCAGCTCAAGTCGAATGTACGAAGATTTAGATCTTCGATCTGTAACTGATATTGAGATATTTGAGCATATCGAATTACCATATATCACAGCAAACATAGCTTTTGCTGATGCATATCGTATCATTGATCGACTTGATCTTCAAGGTAATGAATACTGTACAATAAACATTAAGACATCTGATGAAGATAAAATTGTTTCAAAAAGATTTGTTATTGCATCGATGTTGAGTTCTGATAAAGTAAATCAGACTACTGAATCAGTGCAGTTAAGTCTATATGAAGATGTTGTATATCATTCACGATTACAGAATGTGAACAATGGGTATGCTGGAAATCCTCTTGATATAATAAAAGAGATTTCAAATGAATATTTACAAAAAGATATAGGCGTCATACCAGAACAAGTTGATCTATTTCAAAAGTCAATGAAACTAGTTGTACCAAACTTGAGTCCAATTGATGCAATGTTATGGATCAAGAATCGTATGACAACTTCTGTTGGTGGACCATCATTCTTATTCTCTACTCTGGCTTTGGATAAGTTATACTATACAGATCTTGAAACGGTAATGAATGCTGGACCAATCAACCAGTCATATCCTTTCTTCTATGGGCCAAGTGCTAAAATAGTTAGAGATAAGGGTGAAGATATTCACTTTATGCCAATACAAAGTTATTCATATAAAAACACTGAAAAGCTATATGATGTGATTGGTGATGGTTTAGTTGGAGCTGAGTATCAATATTATGATGCTTTATCTGGTAAATTGATGAAGAAGGATTTTAATTATGAAAAGGATGTTGTAACAAAGCTAAGCTCAACTTCAGATAAGACAAATTCCTTTGCTCCTAATGTTGAAATGTTAGACAAGAATGTCCAAGAACATAAGTCTCGTCGTATTACACAGATTAGTGGTGCTGGTGTTTATAATCTTGGAGCATCTCATGTAAAGTCATTTGGTGAAGAAGAAGATGCATCTAGCAATATCCTAAAGGCATCATCTCGTGCTCTAAAGGCTCATATGATGAAGGCTCCAATGACAATATTGGTTCCTGGTGAAGGATTTTTGATTCCAGATGAACACCGTACAATTGGTAACGTACTAAGAGTTTTGTTTATGGCAAACACATCTCTCAGTAAAGATAAAGCTCCTATTGATGTAAAGAAGTCTGGTGACTATCTAATGTATGCAACAAAGCATATCTTTGCTCAAGAAAGATATAGCTTACAAATCACACTTGCTAAACTCAATGATTATAAAGAGGATAATATACCACTATGATTCCTGGAAGTGATATTGATTTTTATGGTGATACTACTCGTTGGTTTATAGCGAGGGTGATTAATATTAACGATCCGTTACAGATGGGTCGTGTACGTATTCGTATCGTTGGTATCCACGACAATCCTCAGATCACAGAAGATTTCTTGCCATGGGCTCAAGTAGTGATTCCTGTAACTGAAGGGGCATCATCAGGAATTGGAACAAACACTGGGATCAAAGAGCAAGCTCAGGTGTTTGGTGTTTTCTTAGATGGTACGAATAGTCAGGTCCCTATGGTGATCGGATCAATGTCTAAGTATGAAGAAAACATAGACCTTGATGGTGATGAAGTTGGCAATGCTGCTAAGTCAAACTTACAATCTGGAGTTGATAAGAATTTACTTCCTCCAGATGTTGTTGATAGAGAATATCTACAAGGCACATCAAATGCAGAACGTTGTTTTAACTTTTTGATTACTAAAGAAGGCTTAGGACTAACAGCAGCACAGGCTTGTGGCATCATAGGTAACTTCTGTGTTGAGTCGGGGCCAACTATTAATCCAATAGCACAGAATGCCACAGAAGGGTCTTTTGGTATTGCACAGTGGAATCCAGCTGAAGCTGCAGGGAATAGATTTGGTGAGTTGCAACTGTTTGCAAATTCAGTAAATCTAACATATACATCACTATACGCTCAACTGTTGTTTTTGAAACATGAGATGGTAAAGTTTTCATATCTTGGCTTGGGTGAATTAAAACAGACAAAGACACCTAAAGAAGCAGCACTGGTATTTGGACGTAAGTTTGAAAGACCAGAACAAGTGAAAAACAGAGATCCATATACTGGTATTGAAACTTTTAAGTTAGATGAAAATGGTGATAGAATAATGTTTGGTCAAGAAGATCGAATAGACTTTGCTGAAGAAATGTTTAGAAAGATGACATCATAATGGCAATAAATCTAGGTTCAAATAAAGGTGGATATAAAAGAGGTTCTGATGGGAAACTAATCCCAAACGAATCAGTGCAATCTAAGTTAAATGAATCTTCAATTGCAAGATCTAAGTCTCCAGCACTAACACAAGCTCAGCAACAGCAGGCATTTAACCTTGTTAAGAACTTTGCTAGTGGAGGAGCCACATTTGGTCAAACAGTTGCTGGATTTAAATCGTTAAGTGAAGAAGTAAAGCCACCGTTAGAAGAACGAGGTGAGAATGTTCGTAAACGTGTTGATCCTGTAGTATCAGAAATGCAATCTGATGTTCCAGGAGTTACAATTAATTCACAGCCTGGAACAAAGTCTAATGTTGATGCACTTGCTGGTAAACCAACAGCATCAGAAAAGAGACTTCGTAAAGTTATTTCTGGTGGCAATCCAAAAGCTATCAATCAAGTGTTGCGTGAAGAACTTAAAGCAGCAGAACCAGCTATTAAACAAGCTACCAATGAAGCGTCAAATGCTGTACAAGATCCAAAAGTCCAAGAACAATTAAAGTCCATTGGAATCGAAGGTGAAAGTTTAACTGAATTTAATAACTTGTTAGATAATCAGGGTGTAAATTCTTTGATGCAAAACGTTGAGACTGAAAAGGTTGCCGATGTATTATCACAATCATCTCAGTTACAAATGAAGGCTCTAGGTAATCCATTTGGATTTGATTTAGGTGCAGGGTTTGGTCCTAAAGGATTGCCGTTTGGTAACTTACTCGGATCGGTAGTAGGAGCTGTTACTAACACAGGATCATTCCAAGGAGTGGGTATACCATTAGATACATTACCAGGAGGAATTAATCCAGATGATGGTCTTCCTGTATTACCAACTGTTGATGCTGGTGGCAACACAAACTTAGCCAAAGTTGTAAACAAAGGTAATAAGTTAACTGATGTTACTGAGCCATCTACTCCAGTATATGATACAACAAATAGTGGGGGAAGGAGACCAACATTTGTTAGTGACTTGAGATATGAAAAGGTCAATGGAGCAAAAGAACTTATCCTAGAAATGAATAGTGTTGATGAACTTAGAAGTTTTGACGCACTAACAATTGGATGGATTGCAAAATCTGGTACTGATGATAACTGGACAGCTAGAGAGTGGAACAACTATTGGCTTCAAGCTCAACGTAAAAAAGGTAGGATAACTGAAACACAGCTTAGTGAGGGTCTTGTAGGATTAAGAAGAAGCTGGCAATGTAATTATTTTGTACGTAAAGATGGCACTGTTGAACGTGTACTACCAATTGATACGATTCCATATAATGGTAACACTATCGGCGGTGAAACATTCCTTTCTAAATGTGCAATTACTCTTGATGCTGGATTAACTGTACCACGGTCTGAAGCTGGTGGTCAACTAGCATTCTTATCTGCTGATTCTATTACAGCAGAACAGTGGAGATCACTTGATATGATCTTGAAAGCATTCTTTAAATTACCAAAAGCTCAACGAGTGATTGGATTACAAGAGCTAGCTGGTGACGTTAAGTATGGTCCAGGGTTTGATGTAGATGATTACATAAAGAAATTTAGAAGACAAGTTCCTCATCAGTCTACTGTAGAAAATACACCAGCTGCAGAAGTTGAAGCTGAGATTGTACCAAGCAATCCAAGAATTTCATATGATAAAGATAAGCGTCAGTATGCAGTAGTTGTAGGTGGTGTAACTGAATATTATGATACTGAACCTGAAGCAGAAGCAGCTTTGGCTAACGAGGAGATATAACATGAGCATTGATAATCCAGCAGATATTGAAGATTTTGGTCAGGTACACCCAGCTACAAAACAAGATCCATATTCTGATCCAAGAAAGAATTATCCAAAGAGAGAATATGTAAACGCACCAACCACTAACTTTGAAGCTAGAGGGATTGGTCAGAACGATCTCTTGATGGGTGGTGGGGATGTAAACTTAGATCTTGACTTAGATGACTATCCAGCATCACAATATCCTTTGAATCAGGTTCGTCGGACTGTATCTGGCCACGTGACAGAAATGGATGATACTCCTGGCCGTGAACGCATGTTGTTCAAACATAAGACTGGTGCAGGTGTTGAGATGAGAGCTGATGGTACAGTTATCATCAACGCTGTCAACAATCAGATTACAATTGCTGGTGGAGATCAGAAAGTTATCATTGAAGGTAATGGTCAAATGATCTATCACGGTAATCTCAATATGAGAGTTGATGGTGACTTTGATCTTGATGTTGGCGGTAACATGAATATGAACATTGGTGGTGATCAGACTATCGACATCAAAGGTGGTTTGAGAGAAGACATCAATAAAAATTATCAGACGTTTGTTAATCGTAATGTATCTAAGACAATCACGGGTTCAGATACAACTCTTGTTATGGGTGATCAGAATAATATTATCAAAGGCAATCGTAGTACAGCTATCGAATCAAATGATGAATTAACAGTTGGTTCTGAATATCAAATTTCAGCTGAAAACAAATATATTGCAACATCACCAGACATTAACATTGGCGCATCTAGCTTGACTGTTATTGGTGATAGTGGTACAATGGGTGGTGAGAATATTATCATGTACAATTATAATATGTACACTGGTCATTCTATTACAGCAACTGATACTGTTACAACCAATACAGCATATACTACTAGGACTGAGGCAACTGAGTTTGTTGGTTCATTGACTGGTAATGCTGACACCGCTACTCAGGCGGGCAGTGCAGGAACAGCAGGAGCTCTTGGTGGAGGTGGATCTGCTGGAACAAAGAACACTGCAGCTGCGCAAGCTGTTGACACAAAAGCAACAGTATTACCAACAGACTCTGTAATAAAGAACGATTGGTTCAATTCACAGTATGGTATATTCAGAGTTGCGGTGGATGTTGGTAATGTAATCTATAATGCAATCAATCGCCTAGTTGATTATAACAATGTGTCAGATCGTACTCTAACAACAAAAGAAGTTAGATCAAAGTTAAAAGATGATGATGCTCATTTAAACGCAACATTTGTTGGGCAGTGTGTAACGGAAGGTATACTTTCTACATCATTCTCAAATGCAACTCCAAGTAACACTGGAGAGATTGTAAGTAACGATGCAACTCCACGTTTCACTCATCCTAATGATGCACTTGGTAGAGTGAAGGGTGCAGAGGCAAAACGATATAAGGGTAGCACTCAGAACGTAGAAGTCCAGTTTTTACCAGAGCCTGAATTTGATCCAATGAATCAATTGAGCGTAACATCATCTACAAAGCTCGCTCGTGGTATTACAGTATCAAAATTCTTAGGTAGTCATGGCGATCCAATTACACTTGACCATATGACCACCTCTGAAAAACTTACAATGGCAAAGCACTTATCGCTACATGCAAATGCAATGAAATATGTGAAAGAAGATGAGAGCGACTTTGATGATGTTAGATTGATTGTATCAGAAGGTATTTACAAGC